TCCAGTTGTAATACCAAATCCAGTTAAATCAGCTTCGTGTGAAGTTACACCTGTCGCTGTTCCTTGTGATGAAGTTATTCCTAAACCTGTTGGTGATACGTCTTCGTTTGGTGCAACAGCTGTTCCTTGTTGAACAGTAGATTCTTGTCCTGTTAAACCCATAAACTGATCTGCAGGGTCAACAACACCTATCGCTGCTGTTGAAGATGACCCAGATACAGCGAAAGATACGTTTATAACATTTGTAATTGTTCCAAAAGTTGATGAAGTTGATACTCCAGCAACTTCTACTGTTTTTGGTATTACAGGTGAAATAGATCCTGTTGATGCTGTAGATGAAACTCCTGTTGGCTCAACTATAGCATTACCAATTAAATTTAATGTTCCTAATGAAGATGTAGATGCTATTCCTGTTAATGAAACTGTTTCGTCTGCAAGGTTTCCCCATTCACCATCATTCCAAGCTTTTGCACCCCACCCTGTTGCAAGTAAAGCATCACGGTTCCAATACGCTTGGCCCCAGGTGAATCGACCCCATCCTGAAGAAACCGACATAGTGGTCCTCCTATGCTAATCTTATGATCGCGTTTGTAGCGTCTGCTGTAGGAAATTGAATTGTGAAAGTTCCGTTAGTCGCTGTTTTATCAGAACCAAAAGCGATCGCACAAACAGCTACATTAGATGCAGATGAATTGTAAATTAATGCGCCATTAGCTGTGAAAGAAGCTGATGAAAAACTTACATCAGAAAAATCACAAATTGCAGTTGTGCTTGATGCCACTGGAGTTACGCTTGTTAACGTAGCACCACCAGAAGTGTATGCACTTCCAGACGTATTTGTAATTTCTTCTGAAGTAGTGAAAGCTGTAGTTCCTGCTCCAAGAGTTGCATCACTATCATACAATGNNATTTTAAAAGTGTTACCAGTTGTTGCTGTAAAATTGTGNACACCTTTTAATAGTTCTACTTTAAAACTTGTACAAATTGCCGATGTTATTGCCATTTTTTATCTCCTATGGGTTTGCTGAGTTTACTGGGATCCTGACTGCACCATCTGTGTAGTCATCTCTTCTTCGTCTTCCAACTTGCTCATTAGCAAACTTCTGTACTTCTTCTTTATACTTTTGCTCGTATAAAGTCAACATATCCGCTGGCCCTTTTAAAAAGCCATAAGTCTCTGTTAAACAGCAGTATAACAAGCCATTTGGGAAATTTAAGCTAATATAGTTAGTATCATTGTTCTCTAAAAGATCCGGCATTTTAGTTATAATGCACTCTAAATTTATAGTTTGTATTAGGGGTAGGAGCTAAAAATATACGTCCTGAATTAGTATCAGCTTCACCTGTAGCACCACCAAACATAGCGTAGTATTTTGGTTTACCTTGTGCTGCAGCTGTACCTGTGATGGGTTGATACTCTTGTAGGTATGTTACGTCTTTTTTCTCTAACCATGTATTAGATCCAGTTAACACGGCGCTTGAATCATAAACTTGTATACCTCTAATAAATAGTGCTCCTGCAGGGGCGTTAATTGTTTCTTGTCCTGGAACTAAATTACCGGATTGTTGTCTTCTATCTGCATCGATAGGAACATCACGCATAATTCTATATTGAGCATTTAAAATAATATTTTCTAAAACCGAATCGGACAACACATTAGAATCGACCTCTGTGTAACTTCTTATTTGTGTTTTTAATCCTGATGCACTTAATCCTGCCATTATGCTTGTTGTGTAGCTGGTCCAGCGGACGCAGATCCACCTCCTCCTTTTTCTGTTGCCGTCGCAGTTGAACCAGACGGAAACGTATAATTATTATCATCTACTTTAGTAATTGTAAATCCACTTGAACTATTAATCGTAGAAGCGGCTATTCCACCAACTAACTCTACATCTCTAAATCTAACAGTATCACTTGTAGATCTATCATGATTCGGTTCGTTTACAGAAACAGTTGCAGATCCATTTGTTGTTGTAAAAGCATTTAAAGGTAAAAGTTTAGGTGTAGCTGGCTCTGTTCTTCCTGGTCTAATATTACGTAAAGATATTGCATCACCATTCATTGGTTTTGGTTCTAATTGTGGTTGCTTTGGTTCAAATTCAGATATGTGAACTAAAGATCCATTCCATTCTCTAACCATTTCTTTGTATGGAAATTCCATACCAGATCTATCTGATATTGCTTTTGCATATTTACCTGTTGCAAATTTTGCCATTATGAACTTGGGTAATAAGCTTTAGGCGTAATATATGTGCTTGAAGCCGACCCATCCTCCGCTAGTGCTCTAGCAAATTCATCTTCATAAGCTAGTTTCATTGCTTGAATTAATTCTGGTTTATATTTTTGTGCTAAATAATATGCTAGTCCTGATACCATGCAAGGCACAAATCTAAATGGAACGTCACCTGCGTTAGTATAATCGCCTACATCTTGTATTCTTTTTATAAAATAAAAATGCATATCTTTGGATGCATTTGTAGAGTCAGGTGTTGGATAAATATGTATTCTAACTTTATCTATAAATCTCTCTACCCAATATTGATTTGGCGTTCCTTTTGATAATTTATTAGAAAATGCTGCATAAGTAGATCTATCTACTTTTGTCTATTGGCGAATCAGCTTGTGTTGTTTGAGTTCTGTTGGATCTTAACTGTGCCTCTAAAACATCAGATATACCAAAAACACTAGCGGGAGCAGTTGTTGTTGCACTCGTACCATCATCAGATGATCTAAAAAAATCATAATCTGATTGTCCTTCAATTAAGTCTAGATTTGTATCACCTATCTCCCAGTAATGGATACCTCTGTTTCCCCACTCCTGAAACAAAATATTTAAAGATCTTCTTGCAGATTTTAATTGATAACCAGATACGTTTTGTAAACCAATACGCTCATGTGCCTCTTCTACTATCTCATCAATAGCAAAAGTTTTGTCGAACGTAGTAGTTCCAGAGGTAGTATTCGCCATTTAAACTCCTTAGCCGGTATATCCGATAGTAACAGATGTAGTATTTGTTAAATCTAAATAAATACCAGTTTCAACTCTTATACCACTTCCAGGAACATAAATGTCGATTCCTTCAGTTCCGCAGTTTCCTTCGAATACTACAGCTCCCGAATCATCTGTGCTATCGTGTAGTTTAATATTACTATTAGCTACTCCCTCCACTTGAATGTATGTAATTCTAGCAGGTCCAATCGCAGCTCCTGATGTTCCATCGAAGTCAGTCACAGTTCCAAATCTACCATCTGAAGTTCTACAAGAAAACTTTTGATCTGATAATGCCATATTTTTTTCTCCTATTGGTGTGGGTGAGTATCAGGATCCAAAAGGTCCCGCATTTCTCACCCACATAATTATTATGCTCCTAGTATTCCTAAGAACGTTATTCTCATTGTTACACCAGATGCTCCTGGGTCACCACTTACAACAACTTCTACTTCATCAGCAGTTCCTGTTGCACCAGTTGTTCCAGTTCCTATGCCTCTAACTCCATTACATCCAAAGATACCTTTGAATCCTGTAGAATTAACAGCGATAGATGCACCATCAAGATAAGAATCAGTATCCCCGTCGTCACCAATGTCTTGTAAGTTTACAGCATTAGTTGCAGCAGTAGTAACGTTAATCATTACTGCCATTGGAATAAAGTTAGCTGGCATTCCGATTGCAGCTTCTTTTCCTGTAGTAGCACCATCAGCAACAGTAACTGACGCTTGGTAAGTTTGCATCGTAAGTGTATTTGTAGATGCAGCTTTTAACTCAACCGAACCGCCTGTGTTGCTTGATGTATCACCAGTCGCGTTTGTTCCTATAACTGCTTTGTCAGTAAGAACTCCCGTGCTAGTATTTTTTGTTGATACTTTTACAGTAGACTCAGATCTTACTGGTCCTGTAAATGTTGTATTTGCCATAATTATATCCTCCTAGTTTTACGAATACTGTCTCTAGGCCGTCGACTATACTCGTCAGTATTCTAATTAATTGTATAGTTTGAAAGTTATACTCTTATTTTTTCAAGAGTGCAAGAGAGCCTGTAATATGGTTTGATATTTTCCAATGATGTAGCTTTTTTATTAAGTAGCTACTGAAACTTCGGGTGCAGCGTCTTCTATTCTATTAGAAAGGGTAGCTATTTTAGCCTCCTCTTCCTTGATCTTATTGACAACTTCTCTAATTTTTTTGTCAATTCTGACCATGTCCAAAAGTATACCTTTGGTTGTCACGCTGATGCACCGCCCACTCTGTCTCGAGACTTCTCTTCTGTTTGTAAAGGTCTCTGACTTGTATTTGCATCTATGGTCTCCTCATAGGTTATCCATAATCTAGACGAATCACTAAATCCATCTTTTTCCCAGACTATAGCATTTTCTCCTAGTTTGTCAACTAGTGCATTTTCAAAGGCTTTATCGTCGTCTTCCGCTACAACATGGAAGTCCGCACGATATCCATATGCTCTAATCTGTACTCTGAATGTCTTCATGATTCCCTTTTCTCTACCATAAAAAAAGGGGGCCTTCAACGGCCCCCTTCTTAATTATTTATTACGCACCTGGAGACGCGAAAATACCTCTAGGGTCAGATACACCAAATGAGTATCTTTCTCTAGCTTTGTATCTTACGTTACCAGTATCGAAGTCACCTTCCATTGCAGTTGTTAATGGAGCTCTTGTGAACATTTTCATACCATTTGGTACGTCTGTAATGATGTAGAACGCATCTGTGTCTGTTAGGTAGTTGTTCACTCTATAACCTTGAGGAACCATACCCATAGATACGATTGCGTTAATATCATTGTCAGCTGTTCCAGTTCTACCTTGAGACTTCATCAATCTCTCAGCTGTAAACTGAAGCTCAGAAGGAACGATCATTTTCACTCCTCTTGCTGCAATTTTAAGACCTCTCTCATCCGTCATTTTACCAATGTCAATCATTGATTGTTCTAACGAAGTTTCGTTAAGGTCTGCCGCTACAGTAAGGGTATTTTTAAAAGTACCCGCTAATGTAGGGTGTGCTGTACTAAACAAGCTTACACCGTCGCCCGATTGGAATGAACCACTTGGTAGTCCATTGATAAGCGGATCAACAGCTTTTACTTGTTTCGCGTTACTCATCGATCTTGCTAAAGCTTTCGTGTATCTAGCAGCAAGTCTATCGTAGAGATTATCTTCGATAGCTTCTTCTGTGATAGCGAACGCAAGAGCTACTGTCTCGTGTGAGTATCTAGCTGTGAAAGTTTCTTGAGCATCATCGAATGATACACCTTGACCTTCACCTTTTACTTGTGCGTTTCCGAAACCAGATAACATTACTTCCTCTTCGAAAGCTCTGTCTGAAGTTTCGTTAGTATAAATCTCAGCGTGCTGATTTTCATACCTTTTGTATTCCAGGCCGAATAGTGCATTCAATCCTGGCTCTAGTTCTTTAACTAGTTGACTACGTGATATTGCCATAATTTATTCTCCTATTGACCTATTTTAAATACAAGTTAGCAGACGAGTTGAATGCTACAACAACGTTTGCACCGGCAGCTGTTAGATCTTCGTTCTCTGGATCTTCTGCAGATCTTACTACTCTGAACATGTGATCTTCAGCTAGGGCACCTACGTCTAATGTAATAGTCGACTGTCCATTTTTAGCATCTGTCGCTGTAAAGTCATTCACGTTACCACATTGGCCGTGCATTGCTCTTGTTACAGCAGCATCTGCTTTGATTATGTACTCTTGGTGTGGATCGTCATTGACGAAACCAATACCATCAGTACTGTTAGTGTTTGGGTTTGTTCCAAAACGCTGTCCAGCAGCAACTGAATTAGCGAAAGTTGGTTTGCTTGTAGTGTTATCCACGAAGAATGCACCATTAAACACTCCAACTAATAATGCTTCAGTTCCAGAAGCGAAATCAATTCCGCCTCCACCTGTATCATCAGTTGTTGAGAAACTTGCGTCTTGTAAATAACCTTGTGATCCAGAAGAATCTTCTAGAGACACAGGATTACCTTTAAACAGACCAACACCAGTGTTGTCTTTGATTGCGTACGAAGACTGCCCTTCGATTGCAGGCGTATTGCCTAATCTCATTGCAGCTCTAAGTCCGAAACCAGTTGTACTAGCATTTGCCATAGTTGTTTCTCCTTATTACTATTTAATCGATGATAGGGATTAACCCACGAAATAAAATTTATTTCTTTGTACCACCGAAGGTTACACGAGTCTGTCTATCAACATTGATAGGCATTCTCTTATCCTGCTCCTTCATAAGATCGTTCTCTACGGCTTCGTTTCGGTCTTTATGACGATTCGTCATATAGTCCTGTCTCTGCTTCGCGATCTCGATTGGTACCTTCGCAAGTAGAAGGCCGCCAACCCCAATCACCCCCTTGTATTTTCCTTCTTCAAGGACTGGATAATCAGATGAGTTTTCAACTTCTTCAGCTCTAACCAGTTCGTAACCTTCTCTAAGTCGAGACGTTACGTTCTTAGTGTCTTGAAAGCCTACAACTTCAGCTCTTATCCATCTGTACCTGAATCCATCAGGTGCAGGGGGTGCATCTAAAGATGACGGTGGAACCCACACTTTTGGTCTTTCAGATTTTGACCGTGTTTGGCTCGCACGAGACGTTTTGTTTTCTTTTTCCATATTACGCTCCTCCCGTGTTTTT